GCAACATAACCTTCTCTGGCATTTGTATTCGAATGCCAAGTATTGGTATTCACTATACTATTACTTATTACTGTTCCGTTAATACTAATTCCTGTTCCGGCGGTATATGTAGTATCTGTGTTTGTAAATGACGGAGTGTATGATGTAGTAGTTCCATCTTGTTTCGTCAAGATTAAATCATTACTGCTCGTAGAAACTGACTTAATATAGTTACTGGGATGAGTATCATAGAAATCTGTCATACCCACACCACTTCTTGCAAACCTAATCCCACTTTGCTTATTTCCAGTAACGGAAGTAAGTGGCTGCAATGAAGAAAGAGTTCCTGTTGGAAGATTTGAAGTTCCTATTTTGCCGAGGCTTATGTTATTATTGCTGTCAATACTCAGCGGAGAAGATGCTGTGTATGTGGTATCATTATCAGTAAATGACGGAGTGTATGATGTAGTAGTTCCGTCTCTATCTGTCAATGTTAGTGTGTTTCCACTCTTGGACGCTGATGCAACATACTGTTTTGGGTGTGTGTCGGAGAAGTTTATGTACAGACTAGACGGTCTTCCTTCTTGTCCTAAAGTAAGAGTAGAAACTTTTACTTTTTGTGGAGATGAATCAATTCTTCCACTCAAAGAAATGACGGAACCATCTGGAAGATTTGCAGAAACTAATTTATCGGTATTCTTTAAGAAATATTCCGAACTTGTACCGTTACTGAACTCATTTAAGTTTGTCGGAACATTTGTGGAATCTAGATCGTCATAGTCTCCACTCAGAGCCACTGGATGGAGTGTTGATGGGTCGAAGTTATATCCAGCCTTTGCTTGAATTATTCCTATTTGAGTTTCATTTTTCTTGACCTCAGTATCTAGAGACTGTACAGCATCACGGACATTCTGAGAATTTATATAATTAGTTCCAGAATAACTATGAGTATCTCCTATAGTTGCGCCCAAAAATGAAGTAATAGTCGTTGCGGTTTGTTGCAATCTATTTTCATGATTGGCCAGTTCAGTATCATTAGAAGATATTTGTTGTTGTAGGATAGTGTCTGCCTGTGATAGAGTGCTCGCACCAGAAATTGTTCCAATATATTCTCCAGAACCGCCAAGGCCTGCCCCTGATTGAGTTGCATCTAGTTCATTCTGAATTCTATTGGCATATGCATTTAGATTTGCGATTGCGTTTGCATTGGAATATACTTGACTATCTAGAGCCCCCAACGAGGTCTTCACCGTACTGGAAATATAATTTCCAGAAAGAGATAAAGTTCCGTCTGCTTCTGTTCCAATAGAACTTTGTGTGACATCTAGTTCTTGTTGAGTTGCATCTAGGGATTGATCTAATTTTGTATCTGCGTCTGCAAGATTAGATGCAGATCCAATATACCTGAGACTTGATTGTTGAATATATCCGCCATTTCCGGTCAAGCCAGCAGAAACTTCAATTGTGTCTATTTTACTCTGTAAAGTGTTATCTTCAGCAAGTCTTGTTGCCGCTTCATTTGCAACTTGTGTATTGGTATAATTTGTTGCAGTCGTATACAAATTATTCATCGCAGTCGAAAGGTTTGACGCAGTAGTATATGCAGAATTGAGAGAGGCAACATCTCCAATGTTTGCGGTGTTTACATCTGTTTCGCCATGAATCTCGTTGAATGCCCCGACTATAGTTTTGTTAGCCGTGTTTAAGTTGTTGAAATTTCCTATCAAGGACTCAATATAAAGTCCGTGAGAATTCAACTGATTAGTTTTATTCTTCCATGCATCAAAGGTATCAGTCCTTAATACATTGTTCGTTGTTGGATAATTAAATGTTGCCATGTTGTTTGCTCTCTAAAATTTTATTCAGAAGTCCCTTTATTTCCGTTATTTCGGTTTTTAAACCTTCTATTTCCCTCTCTTGCATCTCAATCTTTTTCAACTTTTTCATGTATTTAACATACGCACCATTATCAAAATTTATTATAGCACCAGAATATGGATCTCTTCTTAGAGTTCTATCTTCCTTTACTACTAAATAATCTTTTATATCTTTCATGAATATTTATATTAGTTCGCAAGAGCGATAATCCTCAAGTCTTTTATTCTAGGTGGCAATGCAGAGTTCTTACTTCGCATTACTATCTTAATTCCAAATGATGAAAATTCAGTTAGACCTTTAACATCATAATCAAATTCTGTAAATTGATCTACTCTTATAGAAGATTGGGAGTATCCCTCCGGTCTAGAAATATATTCGTAATTCAATTTTCGATAGTCTTGACTATCACTAGTTTTTATCTTATAATACAAATCGACATCTGCATCTTGCGGGCGATGCATTGTTAACACAATTTTAAATGATGTTGCCGGCTGATTTAATTGTATTTCTCTAGTAATATACTTAGATTCTACGGTTCCTCCAGTATTTTGTCTTTCTGATATAAAATCTGTATAATTAGAAGAAGTATCGGTAGAATTTCCTTGGGAATCTGTATTCGTAGTCCATATGGGATAATTTACCACATTTGATATTAATGTAGAACTAAACCGTTGGGTATCAATTACTGGAGATATATTATCCTGTGTTGATGATAGTGTCAACTTATATGCAAGAGATTTTTTCTCAAAATTACTACTTCCTGTTCCAAAATTATTTTCGTTGTATGGAGAGTACACTGCTCTAGGGGTATCGAAAGATATATCTTTATTTGGAACAAAATTAGTCCAAGAGCTATCTTTAACGCCAGTCGGCATATCTGAGTCTTGGGACTGTCCGCTGGTAGTCTTCATCGAATAAGTGACATTTGTTTGTGGTAATTGCAATGTTTGTATTATAGGAACTAAGACATCAAATTTGGAGTTTACCTCTGCAGTAACTCTCCCAGAAGAATCTGGAGATGGATTAAATCTTCCTGATGATGCAAGAGTAGAAGCCTTTGATGTCCCTGCAATATTGTTTCCTTCGACATATTTGACATTGGTCATCAATATATCGAAAGTGTTTAATGTAGTAGCAACTACTTCATGAGTTCCATTCAATTCAGACCCTAACCATGCGTTTGTATTTGTGTCTCCCCCATATCTTGCATTTGAATTAAGTCCGGCAATAGTCACATAGTAATGTGTATTTGACCCACTAGAAGATACTAAATCATGATTGGGAACATGGAATCGAACATTGTCAGATCCAGCGAATGTTTCGATAGAAGATGTTCCTAACTGAACTGTATTTGACGGATATCCTAACTTATCCACGGATTTATTCTCAAAATATAATGTAGAACTTACTGAAGTATTAAACTGAGCTCTAAACAGAGTAAACTTCATATCTTCCATTTGTTCCGGTGCCCAAGAGGTTGATGCCGCCTTATAGAATACACCACTATATGGCTGTTTACTAATAGTTCCAGTTCCATCTAGAGAATTTTCACCAAGTCTTGCAACATGAACGCTATAATCCTGAGAATCAGCCAGAACGACTATTGCATATTCTACTCCCTGTTCTATATAAACTGGAGCGTCAAATAAAAAGTTTGTTGCGAGATTTCCGGTAGAAGAAGTCAATACATTGGAAGGATACAGAGTTTTTCTAGTAAGAACTGTCTTGCCCGGATATCCTCCAACTGTATTTCTTAATTCTACACTTACTGGTATAATCGAATCTTTTGATGAGAAGAAAATATTTACTGATGTAAGAAATGCTCCTCCAATCTTGTCTGTCATGACCGTTTGTGCAATAGGATTAAATTGATTAGACCCTTCGCCAATTTGATTTCTTACCGAACCATTACTTTGAACGAACTGGGAACTATATCTTTCCTGTCTTGTAGAACTTGAAGAGTCTAATTTACTCTTTGCGGAGTAAAGTCCTTCTGCTTCTGTTTGACTAAATGCTGTGCTGGATTGTTGATCAGACAATTTGAATATTTTATCTCCAGTCCTAAACCTCATTTCTTCCGTATTTGGTATTGCAAATAAGCCCCTCAAGTTCCCAGATTCGTCAGTAACTAGAGTTGAACTATTAGAACCAGTCTCTAGGGCAAATTTGCCCGGCGATATTCCGTTGGTAAAATTAGGCCCAACTAAGAATACAGCCTGCCCAGCAGTAAATGAATTGGTATCTATATTATCAATCACATAAAAATTTAAACTACTTGCGTCAACATATTGAATTCCCACTACTCTAACTTCATGGCCCTGATTGTTCACCAGAGTCATATCCCCAGTATTGTCAATAATTTCTGATTCGTATGTTTGAATAAAATTATCTGCGGAAGATACCCCAGTAACTTTGATAGTTTTTGTGGTTGTGCAAAATTGTGATACAGGAGTTCCATCAAAGTATGCAAATACTCTTGTCTTCGGTTTCATTCCAGATGCATGGAAAAATACGTTTCTTTCTCTGATAAAGAAATTTTGTTCTGGTCTAGATCCCTTTGGAGAACCATCACTCAAATCATCATCTTCATCCGATTCATAAGGAGGCCAATTTAAATCTCCTCCTACGCCTCCATTTTGAGAACCATTGCCCCTATTAGTGTCTTTCCAATCATCTTGCTCTGGGAATAATTTTACATAACCCCTAAATCCCATTATCGCGTATGGATTGACCGAAACTGTTTTGGATGACTTACCTTGCCCCGCAAGAACAATCGAAGAATATGGCAGCATAACCATCCCATCTTTGATACTATAAAGAGTCGAGTCCGACTGATTAAAATTCATGGGAGTATTTTTTTGATTAAAAACTGGTCTAAGTTCTTTATTTACTACATCAATTGCACAATTATATTGAGTGTCGAAAACATCTCCAATATTATGACTTGTAAATGGTTCTACAACAAATCCGTTTTTAAATCTATCCAGACCATTTTCATCAAGAACATCCATATCTTTTGTTTCTTTTTCTAATAAAGATAATGATGTGTAATATTCTACCGTAGTAATTCTTTTTTCTAACTTGCCGATATCTCTCATAGTATATCGTCTGTTGTCCAACATCTCTGCAGTTATACTTTCTATTCCTAGACTGTATGGATCCGTTGCAAGTTTATAGATAACCATACCATCATTTGGATCTTCTGGATAATTTGGAGAAATTGATGGAGCTCCATATTTTATTAAGAAATCTCCTTCTTTGCTCAAATATACCTTATCCTTTCTTGGTAGGTACTGGCGATAATCTGCAATAACATATGAGTTATCTAACGGCGTATTAGAAGTAGTAGACACTTTGCCAAACTTTAGAGGGGTGGCCAGTGAATATTCGGTAAATAAATTCGCAGAGACTGTCTTAGGTCTAAAGTCTAATACATCGGACAAACGACTATTCTGGAAAGAAGGTATCTGCGAATATTCTATGCCAGAAGTTGAGTGTGTGTATGAATCTGCAGAAAAATAATCTCCTCCAGTACTATGATCAAAGTAAGAGTAAACGATTGCAACTCGACCAGCACATTCGCTTTGGCCCGGCTGTATTTTGATGTCTCCAATGTCATACATCCCAGTTCTTTGGCCATTGTCTAAAGTATATCTGTCAGTTACGTCTACAATTTTTACCGGAACATCCGCAAATCCAGTTGGGTTAGATCCAGTTTCTTCATATTCTAAGTATGCATCTAGGGCAAACTTTAAATCGGCCGCCGTCATTTCGTTATAGAATTTTTTAGTGCCGACAGAATCTATTTGATAGACTACATTTGAAACAGTGCAGGTGTCATACACTGCAGTTAATTCAAATATATCAGAGTGTTCTAATTGGATAGAAGTCAATGCGAGAGAATTTCCTAAACTGTCTACAGTATTAGAATTAAATACAGAACCAGTACTATTTAATCCATACAAATCTCCAGTGTACCAAGTCGAAGATGGATTTGCCGCATATGTTTCCGCTGCAACAAAAGTTCCATCAGTTTTTCTTGCTGAATATGGAAATATAACTTGATTTTCTACTAGAGTTTTTGTTTTTTCTGCAGCGTTAGTTTTAATTACTGGGGCATAAACTATTACATTATTGCCGGCCGGCAAATCTTCTAACGATATTAATGCAGTAGTAACCCTATTATTTCCATCAGTGGATAATGTTACACTATCAGATGTCAGTTTATGTACTACTGGTTCACCGCTTCCGCTAGTTGGTGTATATGCAAAATAATATTTTTCGTTAAAAGAACCAAATATTTGATTGGAGTTTGTTCCTAGAGTTAATTCTACTTGACTACCAGAACCTCCATACGCTTGCGAAACATTTTCAAATTTTATTTGAACCGTGTATGAAGTATCTACGCTGGAATTTCCGCTGTCGTCATCGACAAACCTAATAGTTTTAACAAAATCAGATCCGGTGTCTATAATACTTGAACCGGAAGTATCAAAAATAACATTGCGAGATATAACTCTCGCGTTGTTTGGTGTTAAACCAATATCATGATTAGCTGAACCAGAGAAAGCATTTTCTGGCGTAGTATCATATTCAACTTCTCGTATTACTTCATTGCTCTCAAAAAGTCTTGGATTTAACTCGCCGGCCCCCACAGAAGTTGGATTTCCTGCTCCTAAAGTTTTTACTAATATTTTATTAGAAGAGCTATGATATACAACTCCTCTCACCAGAGAATCTTGATACTCGGAGTATACAATATTCTTATTATCAAAAGTAGATAATTGATCTACTAGAGTATATTCTACCAAAATATTTCCGTTAAATAAATTAAACGCCCCAGCGACAGACTGCGACTCTATCGATCTCAAGTCGTTTAACAAATATTCTCTGCTTGTTCTTGGATTAATTTCCATCTTAATGTCGTACAAATATACTTTATAGATTGCACTATCACCATTCGATACGCCAGGCGCAAAGTTTGCAGATAAATAATCTGAGTCTTGATCATGTGCATGATGCTCGACATATCGTATCTTTGCAGTACCAATAACATCAGAACCGATAGGATTGTTTGATGACCATGTAGAAAAATCGGCACTTATTTGATTTTTATCGTAAGTAGTTTTGCCCTCACTGTTAGATCCATCGGAAGAATTAAATGTTGGGTCATCCCCAATTTTAACATGAGCATTACCAACAACATTAATATTTAATAAATTTACTGTTTGATTTGGTATGGGCAAACCCATAACATCCGTAAGGTAAATAAAATTGCCTAATTTTGTTGTAAGGTATTCGTTATTTTTTTGTATGTGATCCCTAGATTTCTTATAGTCTACAAATTGAGTTACTAATGTCTCTAGTTCATATCCGCGCACATAAGATTTTCCTGGCTCAATTCCAATCGCCAATCTTCCTCTAAGTGCAGAAACTAAACTATCGTGAGTCTTGCCCGGATAGAATATGGTTCCAGTAGAATCTAAATTTTGTTCTGGATATTTTGTTCTGTCGTTTGGTGTTGCAGTATGAGCCTGTCCATTTCCGGTTGCGAGGTCAATCATATCTGGTTCATCAAAGAAACGAGTCCTTGCCATTTCTTTAGCATCCACTTCGTTTGTAAATTCGAAGTCTGATAATGTAGATACGCCCCTGTTGCCGTTCTCATTCAGTAGTTCTCTAACATCTATCTGGTATGGTCTTACTGTATAATCTCCAGATTCGTCATAAGTTCTTCTTGCCAGAGTTTCTTCAAGAACAGAATACTCAGTTGTTCTCACATGAGACTCAACAACACCATTTCTGACGCTAATAAGTTCAATGAAGTTGCTTGTGTCTACTTCGTCAATTGATCGTTTAGAGAATACTAGGGATATTCTATATCTATCAGCGCCGGGCGCATTAAAGTTTGTTGTTCCTTGTGCATTGTCAAGGAGAGTATTGTCCATGTTACTTGTGACAAAAGCTTCGTTGACTTGCAGACCGATTTTGTATGATGGTTTATTCGAGTACTTGTCAAGAACTATTTTTTGGTCGTTCACCATCACCAAATGTTTTTGAAGGTAATAGACTCCCGACTCAATAAATGCAACCGAACCTTTTCCAATTGAGGTATCGGATGATGGTTTAACTTCACACGCATAATCGCTCATCGAAGAAATTGATTCTGTAGTCAGAACTTCTTCCGGCAAAAAGGATATACTATCTCCCTCGACAAAATCTACCGAAGAATAATCGGAAACATCAGCACCACTAATAAATTTAACATAGAGGGTATCGGGATCGTCTGTATCTGTGGAACCTGTTGCGTTCTCTGCGTGGACAACAAGAGCCCGAATTCCTGTAGTAGAACCGACAACTACCCTGCCTACAAAATCTGCAGCAGAGTTATATGTAACAGAATTACTTTGATAACCTATTTTTAAAAAAGTTATATCTGTATCAATCGCTGATTGGCCAGGAATTATCATCGCACCTTCTTTGAAGAAGTGATCTGATACATTTGCAATCTGTTGTTGCAAGATAGACTGAATCTGTGTCAGTTCTCTTGCTTGAACAGAATTACCCGGCTTGAACAGTATTTTAAGATATCCACTATTTACGTCATAGTCATCATAATATGGAGTTACGTTAAAATTGGATGCCATACTCTTTCTCTATCAATTAATTTTTTTAAAATTCGAATACTACTTTAATATCTTCGATTT